CACCTGGACAAAGTATTACTGTAAGCGTTAATGCAACAGCAACAGCAACAGGTATAACATTTACTATTGGCAAGACCGGGCCTGCTATACAGTTTGTTAACGATTCAAGTACACCTACTGTGCAAAGTCCTATTGTTAATACTCTTGGAGTTACACAACCGCGTAACATTACAATGTCTGGTATCACAGTACATTCAGTCAGCGGAGTCACTGCCTGTATGCAAGTGGATAGCGTAAGAGATAGTTTGTTCACTGATATGATTTTACAAGGCGACTGGGCCAACAACTTGAATTCAAGATGTGTAGGCTTACTAATGGCCGCTACAGGTGGTCTAGTAACTTGCGAACACAATGTTTTTAGAAACATCAAGTTCAAGTCTTTCAGTTACAGTGTATTTGCCAAGTATGACATCATGAACAACGTATTTGAAAACTGTGTGTTTGATGATGCGTATCAAGCTATCAGTTTAGGCTATGGATCTAACGGTGTTACTAACGAACAGTTTTATGGACCACGCCAGACACAAATTGTAAATTGCAAATTTAACAACATCAAACAATATGCTGTATATGTTGCCAGAGGATATGGCAACACTACCGTCAATTGCAAGTATGTCAACGTAGGATGTAACGGTGCTGGCAACTTGCAAGCAGTATATCCTCAAGTATACTTTGCAACATTTGGTAATACTAGTACAAACGATTGGTCTGACAGAATTGGTAGTTTTCTAAATACTAACTTGGCTAGCCCATACGTTCCTGAATTAGGCGGACACGGTGTATATACTAGCTTTGGTAGCCAACAAGTTACAATTGGATATGCTACTAGTTCGGTATTCTTGTTTAGATTACCAGTGAGTACAGACTTAGTGGGCAACCCAGCAGGTACTGTTAATTATGTAATCGATTACTTGTATCAAAGTTCTATTAACAATTTTAGTCGACGAGGCACAATGACTATTAGTGCTAACATTGGTTCGGCTAATATACAACTAAGTGATGAATATGATTTTGCTGGAACTGATCTTACCAATACTAATTCTACACTATTAGACTTTTCAGTTAAGTTTTTAGATATATTAGGTTCTGTTTACACAGGTGCAGTGGGTCAAACACCATACTCAATAGCTGTTTACTACACTAACACATACACAAGTGATGCTGGCTATTTCAATTTTTCATATCAATCTAATATGTAATCAAACTCGTAGACAAAACAAATAAATGCGTATATAATTTGTTTTGTTACTATGATAAAATATATCTTCAAAAGATACAAAACCCTGTTCAAACCTGGTTGAAATCGCCGACTATGAAAGAGTTAGCGATCGGTTTAGCCACCACTAAATACTCTACCTAAACCACAACACACAACGAACAACCATAAGAAAGAGCAATGACCAAGATTACAGTTATTAAGAGAGATGGGAGCAGAGAGCCCCTAGCAGTAGAAAAATGGCAAGCCCAGGTAGCAAAAGTTTGTAAGGGTATTGCGGATGTTAGTCAAAGTATGATTGAAATCAAAAGCCAACCGCACTTTTACGACGGTATCACCACAAACGAGATTGACAACATTACCCTACGTGCTATTGTTGATTTGATTGATGTGGAATCAAACCCGGATGTGGGTCATACCAACTATCAGTATGTGGCTGGCAAGCAACGTCTAAGTATCCTGCGTAAAGATGTTTACGGACAATATCAAGTACCAAGTCTATATTCCATTGTGGTAAAGAATGTGGCCACAGGATTGTATACTCCAGAACTATTGGAATGGTATTCAGAAGATGATTGGAACAAAATGGATGCCATGCTGGATCACGAAAAAGATGAGCAATATGGCTATGCCAGTATTGAACAGTTGATTGAAAAATACCTAGTAAAAAATCGTGCAACCAAACAAACTTATGAAACTCCACAAATTCGATACATGGTCGCGGCCGCTACTGTATTTCACAAAGAAGAACCGAATTCAGCGAGAATGCGCTACATCAAAGAGTACTACCAAGCGGCTAGCGATGGGTTATTTACTCTTGCTACTCCTGTTCTTGCTGGCCTGGGTACTCCAACTAAGCAATTTAGTTCATGTGTTCTTATCCGTAGTGACGATGATTTGGATAGCATATTTGCATCCGGAGAAATGATGGCCAAGTATGCCAGTAAACGTGCGGGGATTGGATTGGAAATCGGTCGACTGCGCCCATTGGGCTCCCCAATTCGCGGTGGCGAAATCATGCATACTGGTATGATACCATTCCTTAAAAAATGGTTTGGTGACCTGCGCAGTTGTAGTCAAGGAGGTATTCGCAATGCAAGTGCTACAGTATTTTATCCCATTTGGCATCATCAGTTCGATGATCTTATTGTGCTTAAAAACAATCAAGGCACAGAAGAAACACGGGTTAGACACATGGACTATGGAGTTGTGTTATCCGCTTTTTTCTGGAGACGTTTTAAGAACAAAGAAAACATAACTTTCTTTGATCCTAACGAAGTACCCGACTTGTACGAAGCGTTTTACAAAAACACACAACGATTTGAAGAACTGTATTTAAAGTACGAAAAGCGCAAGGATCTGCGTACCAAGACCATGAGTGCTGAGGAAGTGTTCAAATCGGGCATATTGAAAGAACGCACTGATACTGGTCGTATCTATTTGGTGTTTATTGACAATGTACAGAACCAAGGACCGTTTGATCCCGAGTATCATACCATTTACCAGAGTAACCTTTGCTGTGAAATACTTTTACCTACTAAATCTTTTAAACGTCTCGATGATGTGGACGGCCGCATTGCTCTTTGCACACTCGGTTCGATCAACTGGGGAGCCTTCCGTAATCCAGAAGACATGCGCCGTGCTTGCCGCATTTTACAGCGTAGTCTATGCAACATACTGGACTACCAAGATTTTCTAAGCATACAAAGCAAACTAAGCAATGACGAAATATCGCCACTGGGCATTGGTGTTACAAATCTTGCCTACTGGCATGCCAAGCGTGGTCTAAAGTATGGCGATCGAGACGCCTTACAAGATGTTAAAAGTTGGATGGAACATCAAGCGTTCTATTTGACAGAAGCCACGGTGGAACTGGCTCGAGAACGCGGAGCGTGTACACATAGTGATAAGACACGCTATGGCCAAGGCACATTCCCTTGGGAATTAAGAGCGGCTGGATCAAATGATCTTGCTGACTTTACTCCAGAACTTGATTGGGAAACTCTACGTACTAATATGAAACAGTACGGTGTACGCAATGCAACCCTTATGGCCATTGCACCCGTGGAGAGCTCAAGTGTTGTTATTAACAGCACCAATGGGATTGAGATGCCCATGAGCTTAATCAGTGTGAAGGAAAGCAAAGCAGGATCATTTATCCAAGTTGTTCCAGAGTATCACAAACTCAAGAACCGTTATCAAATGATGTGGGATCAAAAAGACTGTGCTGGTTATTTGAAAACAGCGGCTGTATTAGCGGCTTATGTGGATCAAAGTATCAGTACAAACACTTTCTATAATCCAGCACATTTCCCAGATCGTAAAGTGCCAACCACATTGATTGCCAAGAACTTGATGCAAGCACAGTTATGGGGATTGAAAACATTCTACTACAGCTTGATCAACAAGGCAGGTAGCAAGCAAGTGGCTGAGGATGCTCCGGGCATGTTGGAGCCGATAGATTTTGACAACGAAGAGGACTGCGAAAGCTGTAAATTATAATGAGCCAAGCACAATATAACTTACACACAAAAACAGACTACTTGAATCGTAAGATGTTTCTGGATCCAGCAGGACCGGTGACCATTCAACGATTTGAAGAGGTTAAATACAAGAAGATTGCAGATTTTGAAGCGACAGCCCGAGGCTTCTTCTGGCAACCCGAAGAGATTAGTCTTAGTAAAGACGCTAACGATTTTAAGGATGCGAGCGATGCAATTAAACATATTTTTACTTCGAATTTATTACGTCAAACAGCACTTGATAGTCTTCAAGGTCGTGGACCAACGCAGGTATTTACTCCAGTGTGTAGTTTGCCCGAAGTTGAAGCCCTCATGTACAATTGGGGCTTCTTCGAAACCAACATCCATAGTAAAAGCTACAGCCATATAATCCGTAATATCTACAATGTGCCTAAGGATGTGTTCAATACTATCCATGACACTGAAGAGATTGTTAGTATGGCGTCAAGTGTAGGCAAGTATTATGATGCCTTACATGTACTAAACTGCTACAAAGAAACAGGCACTGAAGTTGCCGAGAGTCATCACATTAAAGCAATCTGGTTGGCCCTTAATGCTTCATACGCATTAGAAGCTTTCCGCTTTATGGTATCATTTGCTACAAGTCTTGCTATGGTGGAGAACAAGATCTTTATTGGCAATGGCAACATTATCAGTTTGATTCTGCAAGACGAGTTATTACACAAAGGCTGGACTGCCTACTTGATTAACCAAGTGGTCAAGGAAGACAGTCGCTTTGCACAGGCTAAGATTGATTGTGAAGAAGAAGTCTATGCTATGTACATGGATGTTATCCGTGAAGAAAAACAATGGGCAGACTACTTGTTTAAGAAAGGTCCAGTTATCGGCCTTAACGCTAACATTCTAAAAGACTTTGTTGACTACACAGCAGTTGCCGCACTTAAAGATATTGGTATCAAATATCAACAAGCCGCACCACGTAGCACACCGATACCTTGGTTCAACAAACACGTTGACACTAGTAAGAAACAAACAGCACTTCAAGAAAACGAATCAACTAACTATGTCATCGGCATCATGTCCGAAGGCATTGATTACGACGAATTGCCTGTGCTATAATAGGAGTATACAATGTCAGACGGTGGAAAAGGAAGTAGTCCAAGACCATTCAGCGTTACTCAAGAAGAGTTTGCCAATAGTTTTGAATTGATATTTGGAAAAAGGAAAAGAAATATGAAAGCAGTAGTATGGAGTAAGAACCAATGCCCGTATTGTGTACAGGCAAAGTCCTTACTAGAAATGAAAGGCATAGAATATGAAGAACGTAACGTTCAAGAAGATTGGACTAAAGAACAGTTGTTAGAAGCTGTACCTACAGCCAGAACTTTGCCACAGATATTTTTAGACGATAATTATATAGGCGGGTTCACAGAACTCAAGAAACATTTTGAAAAGGTATAACATGTTAATTAACAAAGGATTAACGGCAGGCGACATAATTAGTATTAAAACTACTGCCGGAGAAGAGATAATTGCTAAACTAGTAGAAGATAATGATAAATTTGTCAAAGTTAGCAAACCATTATGCTTGACAGCAACTAAAGAAGGAATTGGACTAGTTCCGTTCATGTTTACTATAGATCCAGAAACTGAAATTAGTATTTCAAAACAAACGGTCATGGTTGTTACTCCTAGTGTAAAACATTCAGCAGATGCTTATTTGCAAAATACAACTGGGATCAAACTAGTATAATGCCAGCAATAGCTCGAGACGGAGATCCAACTACAACCGGACACGGTTGTGATGGCACAACCACAGTGACCGGTCCTACTGGAGCCGGTGCTAACGTGTTTGCCAACGGAATTCCGGTCGAGTGTATTGGCAACCCAACTGCACCGCACACTATCCCCGGCGGTAGATCTTGTGTGCCACACAGTGCCGTAATCAATGTTGGCTCCAGTAACGTGTTTGTTGGTGGCATTGGTGTTGCTCGAGTTGGGGACAGTACCGACGGCGGCGCAATCACTGCCGGATCGGGCAACGTATTTGCCAATTAACTAGACATTATTTTCCTCTGGCTGTACACTAGTGCTAAGTATTCGTACTTGCCTTAAAGGAGATTTAAATGGCCACAAATAAACATGCAGAATTCACTGCAATCGTCGAAGCAATGGAAGCAGACTTCGAAAAATTCTATGATAAAGAAGTAGGTGCCGCAGGTACCCGTGTTCGTAAACACTGCCAAGATTTGGCTAAGTTGTGCAAAGAAACTCGTAACGATGTTACCGTAGTTAAGAACGCACGAAAAGAAAGCAAATAAGTCAACTAAATATTAGTCTAAGGCGTTATATTAGTATAGCCGGAGACTATTATGAAAAAATTACTTTTAGCAATTTCAATGTTAGCTGTGTTTGGTACAGCTAATGCACAATGGCATCACCATGGTGGGTACTATCGTGGTGGCTATGGCAACAATTGGGTAGCACCAGCAATTATTGGTGGCGTAATTGGATACGAACTCAGTCGTCCTCGATATTACGAACCACCAGTGATTGTGCAACAACCCGTTATTGTACAGCAACAACCTGTTTACTCTGCAACAGCCCAACCAACCTGCACAGTTTGGACAGAAACTCAACACGCAGACGGCACAATCACACGCACCAGGACCTGTACACAATAAATGGCATATTCAGATAAAGTACTTGACCATTACGAAAATCCTCGAAATGTAGGTAGTTTTGCCAAAGACGAGGATGGTGTTGGTACAGGTATGGTAGGAGCTCCGGCTTGCGGCGATGTCATGAAACTACAAATAAAGGTGGAAGATGGCATTATCACAGATGCGAAATTTAAAACTTACGGGTGTGGCTCTGCAATCGCTAGCAGTTCGCTCGTTACTGAATGGGTCAAAGGCAAAACGCTGGAGCAAGCAGGAAGCATTAAGAATAGTGAGATTGCAAAAGAACTCGCACTACCGCCAGTCAAGATTCATTGCAGTATACTTGCGGAAGATGCTATCAAAGCGGCAGTAAATGATTACCGTAACCGACACAGCCAGTAAACGAATCAAACAAACTTTAGAACGTCGTGGTAAAGGCGTTGGCATCCGTATAGGTGTCAGGACCACCGGATGCAGTGGGTTGGCCTACACATTGGAATATGTGGACAAGTACGAAGCTGAAGTGGGAGTGACTAACTTTGCCCAAAAAGACTTTGTGGTTTTGGTAGATGCCAAGAGCCTAGTATACTTGACTGGGCTAACAATGGATTGGGTTCGCAATGGACTCAATGAAGGATTTGATTTCATCAATCCC